CTTTTGGAAATAACATCATGAACAATCAATTCAGAAGAATATATACCTGTAGTATAATTATAAACAGTATCAGGTGCGCCGGTTACTTTATAATTTTCAATTGTTGACAACTCTTGAATGATGTCCTTTACACCATTTTTTGTTCTGGTCCCAGGAATAGTGTATTCGTATAACATAGTTGGTGGCTTGAAATACAGGTTTCCAAGTGTTTTAAAATTAAACCCAAGAGTGTTCTCAAAAAATATATATGTTGCATCATTATATTTTTTTGAGACAGCATTTTTTGTTGATATTCCTATTGCTCCAAATGGTGTAATATTTGGTGAAATTATCTTTTTACTGTCAACACTTGGTTCAATGTAAAACTTCTTGGCGCTATCTAAGTCTTTTCTTAACACCTGATTAACAATATCTGAATATGTCCCGATTAGGGTTCTTCTAATTCTTGATCTTTGATTTACTATAAATTCCCTAGAGACAAAAGTTAATATTGATCCTTGAGTACCGTTACCAATATCAGTCCTTTCATCAAGGCTTGTAATCATAAAGGCGTTGTCAGTGTAGTCTATTATATTATCCTCACCAGACAATGATGGTGTTGCGATTTTAAGTTTTAAATACTCCTGACCAATGAGAGGACCAAATGATGCTAAATTAATTGAGTCTTGTATTATTATACTTCCAGTTAAGCATATATCATCAATACTTTCAAATATGGTGAGTCCAAGGATGGATGCTTTTAATCCCACGGATTCACCCGTTGATAGAATCAAGTCGGCCGTGAGAACATTAAACTCACCAGCAGTTTTAAGTCCTGATAATGCCACTTAATTAATCCTCTGTATCTTTAACAAGTATTCCAAACTCCTCAACAAACTGTTCTAGATATGTGGCGTCTAGGAGTCGTATCTTTCTAATTTGATCTTGTTTTTCTTCCTCATATTCCCTATTTGTAATCTGCACTGCATCAGAAATTGTATTGCCATCAGCATCCACATTAGTAAGTCCGATATCAATTTTTACTGTAGTGTCACCTGATGTCTGATAAATCTCATAATGGTGTGTCGCATCAACATTATTATATGTGTCTGCTATGTGTGCGTGAAACTGTCGATTATTCATTGGCCACTGATGATACCTATCGGTGATATTATTGACCAACATAATTACCCAATGATACTCTGCATCACCATAATATTTGTGGGCAATCATCTCTGGTGTCTCTCCACTCCTAACATCATAAGTATCAAAGAGAGATGATACTGCCTTTGCTTTACTACCAAGCGCCACTCTTTTAAGAAGGTGTGTGACTACCTTATAATCATCATTACCAACAGAATCATATGCAATAACAGGGAATTGTGAAAAATACATCTTAGTAGTTGTCCACCACTTTTGCTCTATCCATAATTTCTATTTCTTTGAAGGCTAGAGTAATTTTTGTTCTTTGTGGGGGAGCGCCCTTTGGAGCAGTTTGAGAATCTGATGGATTATATGTTACAAACTTATCACCACCATATGTAACATCCATCTTTTCTAGATAGCACTTTCCAATCTTATGTAGATAATCGTTCTTACCATTTACATGCATATAATCAATTTGGAAAACATCAGGAATAGTCATCTCTCTTGTAGCAGTTCCAGCTATAAATGATGGTGTCATACCCGATTTAAAGGACATTACAATATTCCTTACTATCTCTGTTTCTGTCGGGTCTTTTGGTATGAAGTTGAACTCGAATGAAAATTGTCGTCTACTAATACCTCTAAACATGAGTTCCGTTCTGGGGGTTATAATCACACCCCGATCAATTGCTATTAAATCTTTTGCGCCAGGAATTACTGCATCAATCGTTGCTATTCCCTTTTGTTTTATAGCCTGACCCGCCGCCCCAGCAGCCAGCGCGTCTCCAACGCTCGCGCCATTTTGAATGGCCTGAATAATACCACCTATTGCCTCACTCATCGGACCAATTGGTGCTTCTTCATAATCCATAGAATACGATACATTTACTGATGGCGGCATATATAACCCTATAACTGTACTGCTTTTGGAGACACTATTCTTAGATAGAGTGAGAGAGTTGCTTATTGTGCCGGATCGCACCAACGCTTGGTGGGCTTTGAATTCTTTCACGGCTTTGTCGTATGCCGCGATTTCCGCGTTAGACATTTCATCAATATCCTCTGATGGGACGGATTTCCCACCTTTCTTAATCTTTGCAGGCGATACCTTAAACCCAGTGAAGAGTATGTAACTTGCTTGGTGGGGGTTAACCCCAATATCAGAGGGATAGAAGAGCGCCAATGGTTTTTTTTGAAAATCACTATTAACACTTGGATTAGAAGACTTACTGGGCCCGGAGCCCGCGAAACCGGGGCGGATGCGAGAGTTACCAACATATGGTGTAAACTTGTATGATGGAGCCATGTCTAAATATCCTTATACACTTTATGAAACTATTTATAACACATGTCATATAAAGGTCGGTACGCACCAACCAACCCCAAAAAATATAGGGGCGATTCACATAACATAGTTTATCGTTCTCTTTGGGAACGTAAATTTATGGTCTATTGTGATACCAGCAATGCCATCATTGAATGGGGCAGTGAAGAGATCATTATACCCTATTTATCACCCAAGGATGGGCGAATGCATAGATACTTTCCAGATTTTTATATTAAAGTGAAACAGGCTGATGGTATTATTAAGAAGATGATTATTGAGGTTAAACCCAAGGTGCAGTGCAAACCACCAAAAGAACCTAAAAGGCGAACCCGGCGGTGGATAAATGCGGTTATGACATATGGTGTGAATGATGCCAAATGGAGATATGCCACTGATTGGTGCGAAAATAACGGTATGGAGTTTAAGATTTTAACTGAAGATCATCTTGGGATTTCGTATAAATAGGTATATGGCAAGAGCACCCAGTAAATACATGCAAGCAGTTAAGGATGCGGCGAAAGATCGCCCCAAATCTACTTCATGGTATAGAGAAAAAATTAAAGAATTCGGCACACCTGGCCCACTTAATCTTATACGAGATGGTAAGCGAAATAACAAGCCATTCTATGGTAAGCTCAACATGTTTATGTATAGTCCCAAATTTAAGAAGACCCTACCATACTATGACACGTTTCCGTTGGTGTTACCACTAGAAATGTATTCAGACGGATTTCTGGGGCTCAACTTGCATTACTTACCAATTCCACTGAGGATCAAGTTGCTTGATAAATTGGTGGATTTCTCTAACAATACTAAATTTGATTATACGACAAAACTTATCGTTGATTATCAGAAATTAAAGAGCGTGAGACTTATCAGGCCAACCATACACAAATACCTTGCTGGATACACCAAGTCACAGTTTCGCAGAATTGATGCAGATGAATTTACGATTGCAACTCTTCTACCTGTACAGAGGTTCCAGAAGTCACCTGCATCAGCGGTATGGAAAGATTCGAGGGCAATGATCTAATGGCAATAATTCCTAAAGTTTTCGCAAATGATGGATTAATTAATTTCTTATCAGAATTCCATAATAAAAATGGATATGCCCTACCAAGTCGTTATGAAGTTATTATTATATCTCCCGACCAGGCGGCGAATGCTAGAAAAGTTTCTATGCGATGTGAAACCATAGAGTTGCCCGGCCGGGCACTCAACACATCACCAGATTCTAACATGTATGGTATTGCACCAGAAATCGTTGATGGTATCACATTTGGTGGTACACTCGCCATGACATTCCAAGCAAGTAGTGACCTAGAAGAAAGAGTATTCTTTGAGAGTTGGCAAGAGATGGCATGGGATAGGGGAACGTGGAATGTCAAGTACTATAGGGATTACATTAAAGAAATTGAAATCTATGTTCTTGATATAAATAACCAAAGACGTTATGGAATTAAACTTATGGAGTGTTTCCCAAAAGAGATTGGTCCAAGTCCTCTAAGTTATACTACAGCAACAGATATCATAAAAATACCTATTACTATGCAGTATAGATATTGGGAAACACTTGATATTACTAAACAACTACCCAACCCTATGGAAAAGGTTCTTGATGGTGCATCACGAACAAATACTGAGAATAAACCGAAGGTGTTAACCAAATTATATGCTTGATAAAGGATGATTAATTATGGCATTACCTAAACTTAAAACTTCTGAATACACACTAACACTACCATCAACACAGGAGGAAATTAAATTCAGACCATTCTTGGTTAAAGAGCAAAAGATTTTGATGATTGCTCAAGAATCAGGAGAAGAAAAACAAATTGCTGATGCTATGGGGACGTTGGTATCAAATTGCACCTTTGGTGTTTTAGATGCTAATACTTCTCCAATGTTTGATGTTGAATATGTGTTTTTACAATTACGATCAAAATCTGCTGGTGCTAAAGTAAATGTTACTATTACATGCCCAGATGACGAGGAAACTAAAGTTGAGGTTGAAATTAACTTAGAGGAAATTAATGTACAGCTTAGTGTAGAACACTCACAAGAAATTGTCGTTACAGAAGATATCAAAATGAATTTAAGATATCCAATATTGAAAGACCTTGAGGGTCTAAATGAAAATTTTAGTGATTTTGAAAAGGCTATGATTATGGTCTGTGAATGTATTGAAAGTGTTATTCATGGAGAGGAAAAAGTCCATAGAATTGATATGACGAAAGATGATATTATAGAATTTATTGATTCGTTTAACACAAAACAGTTAGAGGATGTAATGAAATTCTTTGAAACAATGCCAAAATTACGACACGTTATTAATGTTACTAATCCGAAGACAAAGGTAAAGAGTGAAGTATTATTGGAGGGGCTTGAAAGTTTTTTAGAATAGGGCTGTCTCATGACTCTGTGGAGAATTATTATAAACAAAATTTTGCAATGATACAGCATCATAATTGGAGTTTAACTGAATTGGAGGATATGGTGCCATGGGAAAGAGAAATATACTCTGGTTTATTGATACAACATTTAAATAATGAGAAAGAGGAGCACGAAAAACAAGAAAGAAAAAACAGGAGCTAGTCAAATGGGCGAAGAAGAAATCAAAGCATCAGGTTACCATCCAGCAGATACTAATGGTGACGGTAAGGTTAACCCAGAAGAACATGATATGTGGCTTGAGTTCAAACGTAAGGAACTTGAGGATGCAGATGCAATGCGTGATGCCCAGCGTAGTATGGCATGGTTCTCCCTTGGTGGTATGTTGTTGTATCCTGTTATCGTAGTCCTTGCAACAATCTTCAATATGGATCAAGCAGCTAAGATTCTTGGTGATATGGCGGGTGTATACTTCATTGCCGTTGCTGGTATTGTCGCAGCTTTCTTTGGCGCACAAGCACTTAGCAAACCTAAGAAATAAGGAATAAGTTATGGCCACGAATGATGAAATTATTGCTCAACTGCCCGCTGTATTAACAAAGCTGCAAGAAACAAATAAACGAGCTGCGAGGGATGCTGCGTTGGCAGAGAATAGAAAACTTGCAGATTTAAAAAAACAACAAACTATTGCAAATAAAAGGGGCAATGCGAAAACCCGTGCTGATTTAGATGCAATACAAGAATTAAAAGATTTAAGAAAAGATATTAGGGACAGGGAAGCTCAACAAGCAGAAATAGCCAAAACATCTGCTGGTCAAGCAATTGCACTCAAAGCAGAATTAGAGTCACAGGGCAAGGTTGCAGAGGATAACAAAGGGTTTCAAAAATTAAGTTTTAAGGCAAGAAAAGAGGATCGCAAGCAGAGACTTGATAGCGCAACATCTCCTGCTGCTAAAAAAGAAATAAGAGAAGAAGCAAGAGCAGATGCAAAGAAGAATGGTTCCAAACTAGAGAAGATCGCGGCTGGCATCGGTGGTCTATTTGAGATGGGTAAGAAGGGATTAAAGAAAGCTGCATTAGGTGGTATGGCACTCCTTTCTACTCTTGCGATTGGTGGGTTGATGATTGCTCTTGGTAATTTTATGCAAAGTCCTGAATTCAAGGATATGACAAAGTTTATTGATGAAGTAATTATGCCAGCATTAAAATCTTTTTGGGAGTTCCTTAAAGATAATTGGGGAAAAATAGCAATTGCCTTCGGCATTGTCAAAGCTGCGGTTTTAGTCGGCAAATTTATTGCTACTGCAAAAAAGATTGCTACTGCTTTCAAAGCAGTTCAAACATTTATGCTGAAAACCATGTTACCAGCAGTTACAGGAATGGTTGGTGGAGTAGTAGGGAAATTTGTTTCAATTGCAAAAAAGGTTAGACTTGCTTTTCTTGCAGTTCAAACATTTATGCTGAAAACCATGTTACCAGCAGTTACAGGAATGGTTGGTGGAGTAGTAGGGAAATTTGTTTCAATTGCAAAAAAGGTTAGACTTGCTTTTCTTGCAGTTCAAGCATTTATGTTGACATCAATGTTACCGGCGATTATTGCAATGATGAGCACGGCAGCTGCATTTATGGTTCCACTATTACCGTTTATTGCAATTGGTGTTGCTATTGCAGCTGCAATAGCACTTGTGATTGGTGGGTTGATGGCTGCATTTGACGATTTTCAAAAGACACTAGAGGAAACTGGTAGTATAACTGAAGCGCTCAAAGTTGGAGTAGCTAAATTTATGGGATTTATACTTGGATTCATACCGGGGCTTGTTCTAGACCTAGTAAGCTGGGTTGCTGGTCTATTTGGATTTGATGACTTTGCAAAGCAAGTTGACTCTATTGATCCTATCCAATTTATAGCAGATGCCTTTAAAGGATTGTTCGACACTATTGAAGCATGGGTTATGAAGTTGTTTAAAGACCCACTTGGCGCAATCATAGATCTTTTTCTTGCACCATTAAATATGTTTATTAATTTTGGTAAATTTATTTATGATAAAGCTGTTAAACCCCTAATTGATTGGGTTGGTGAATTATTTGGTGTTGAAGATGCATCAGGTCAGATGGAAAGTTACATTGGAGATAAATTAGATAATATCATAAATTTTGCGGGGGCAATATATGACAAATATATTAAACCTATTGTTGATTGGTTCTCAAATCTATTTAGTACTGTCGTTAAGAATGCAAAAGAGTCACCAGCTGGGAAAGCGATTGGTAAGGCAGTGGATACGGCAAAGAACTTTACAAAGACCGCACTTCGATCAGCATTACCAAAGCCCGGAGGAAGTAAACTTAGTTTTGGATATTGGACATCAAAAGTTATTCCAGATAAATTATATGAATATGCTGGTATGGACCCCAAAACTGGTGAAGTTGTTAAACAATCAGCTGAGGCAATCAAAGAACAGAACAAACCTGTCGGCGACACCAACGAGGATGGGGGCGGGTTGATCAAAACCAAATTTGGTGCTGTCAAAATTGGTAAGGCCCCGAAGGTCTCTTTGGCCAAATATAAAGCTTCAGGTGATGATATGATTTCAGATACTGACAAAATTGGTTCTGATGCCGTTGTTCAAGGAATGAATAACGCAGCAGAAGCTTCGGTAAAACGTGATGCTGCTTCTGCTGGTGCTGGCGGAGGATCGGGCGGCACTTTGGTTAATGCTCCGACAAGTCATTCTACTATTAATCAAAATGCAGCTGTTGGCCAGAACCCTCTCAGGAATGGTAAATTTTCAGGATTAAATAGTTTAGCCGGCTAATTAAAAAAGGGAGAAACCGAAGTTTCTCCCTCTCTTTAACATTAAGGTTATAAAAACATATCCCCTTATTCGTTTGCCAACTTTTCAAAGTAGGATATAGTATCCTCATCATTATCAACAGTAGGCGCAGGAGTAGGTTTTGTATCCACCTTGGGTTCAGCCCGAGGCGAATCTTCCATCACTGCTGCGGCAGTTCCTACCGTAGTAGTCCCTGCAAGAACCATGTGCAAACGTGTCTTCAACTCATCATAAGACTTAAAGTTGGTTGCAGAAGTAAACTCTACCAGAGGATACTCCTTCTTCCAAACTTCTTCAATCTTCTCATCATCATCATCAAACAAAGCAGTTGGTGCTTCGAACTCTGACTTGTCATAGTTCCAATAGCCATCTACCTTACGAATCTTCAGCTTGAAGTTCGCACCTTCCCAGAAGTCAAAGGGATTGACAGGGGTTTCATCCTTGAATGCTGGTTGCATTGCTTCCATACACTTGTCAAAGATTTTCTTACCAAAGCGATAGAGCATAACCTTGCCCTCATTCTGAGGATTAGTGGAGTCTTCGACAACAAGGATATTTGCAAAATACTGCAACTTACGCTTCTGCTTACGAGCAATTTCCTTGTCTGACTCAACTCCTGAGTTCCAGTATGCAGAGTTCATCTCTGATACGGGATCATTCTGTCCAACGGTAGTGAGAGAGTTCTCAATATACCACTGGCCAGTTGGACCTTGAAACGCATGGTTCCAAACTTTTGCCCAAGGAAGGTCTTCACCCAATACTGCTGGCAGGAAACGAATAACGGCATAACCATTACCCGTCTTATCTACCACAGGTTTCCAAAGACGGTCATCTGCATAGGACTTCTTTTCTTGGGGGGCGTTCTCTGCTTGGACTGCTCCAAGCAGTTTATCCAACGAGTTGGACTTTCTTAGTGTACTTAATGACATATGTATCTCCTTATGTGAATATATGTTTTCGTATGTTTATCGTATGCTTACTTTATCACAAAATTCTGCTTTTGTCAAGTACCTTACGTTATTTTTCTTTCCATCATTCCCCACATAGAAGAATGATTCTTGTCCAAAACGCTCTACTGGATCAACCCAATAGAACTTAACGTCACGGTACTCTGTAAAAACAGTTTGCATCTGGTTCAACCAATTGCTTGGATTGAAACCTTTTGCATCACCTGACAGATAGTTATCTGTCCCTTTATACAAGTTGTTCAACTTCTCGCTATACGCAGATAGGTCAAACCCCAATATATAAATCTCTGTTGCTCCTTGCTGACATGCAAGGTGCAGTGCGGTGTTACCCGCTGACCATCCAACAGGAAAGTCAATTGTATTTATGTTGTCATCTTCATAAACATATGTAATCCAAACACCAATATCCTTCTCCAGCTTCATGCGAAGGTCTTTCATGTCAAGATTGGGAAACTGTTGAATTGCCGCCTCAACCTTTTCCTTTATAGAAGATGGGTCTTTACCTGATATCACACAACGGTCTGTGATACCAGTTGTCTTATGGATGAATTCGGCTGGAATGTCATACCCCATAAGCATCATGTCTGCTGCCTCAGAAGGAAGCACTGACCAATTTGCAAACCAGCACTGAATATCTCTCCAATTGTTGGATTCGTAAATCTCCTGCTGCATACCATAGTCAACTGCAACAAGGTTATCAACCATCACATCACGCCAGATTGCATTGCAACCCCATGTGACAGCATCCACCTCATACTGTTTATCACCGAACCACTTGCGTGACTCACCATTACCAATTACAAGGTGTTTAGACATTACTGATATCCGTCATGATAGGGAAAATCCTTGCAATCTCATGGGCACATGCAATCGCAATATCCTGATGTTCCTTCTGTGTGCCATTAG